ATGGGTGGTTCTAGAATTACTGTTCCAGGGTATGTAGGTGATATGGGGCTAGGTTTTGATCCTGTAGTCAGAAGGGGATTAAAATTTCTTAATTTTTTCGGCGAGTCAGCCGATAAAACCGGTCGAAATCTTGCTCCGGGGGGAGCCGCAGCAACCGTACTAGGTTCGCCCGTTTTGCAGACCAATGGCGTGCAGTTTACACCTGCCGGCACCTTACTTGATACAGGCATTCTGCAATCTGCTGATTTCACATTTTTCACAATCTTCAACTGTCCGACACTGTCACAAATTCTGCTGCTGAGTAATTTTAATGGCCCCCGACAGTCAGGCTCAGGTACAACGCAGGGCGTAGTGCTCAGAACGCAGCCCGGATCTAACAGCATGACCCTGAACTTTTCGGTAAACACTATAAACGGTAACACATCGACGCAGCGCACAGTCGCGCTCGGTGGGTTGCAGGCAAACACAAACTATTTGTTGGCTGCGCGTTTTAAATCGGGACAAAAAATGGACTTTCAAATCCTGAACAAAGCGCTGTCAGCAGAGAAAACAACAGATATGGGCGACCCGGCGGATTTGGGGGCAAAACTACGTATCGGTGGCAGTTATCAGCCTGACTTGACTAACGCCGGGATTCACCGAATGTCTGCTCTCCACAATATCGCACTTACTGATGATGAAATTTCAAAAGCCGGTGCGCAGTGGTCAGCATGGGCCAATGCTGTGGGTCTGGCGCTTTAGTTGGTCATGGGGAGGGTGGATGATGCAGCAGTATAGTGCGTTACTGACTGAGGCAGGGAAAAACCGTGTAGCTTCAGCAGCCATTACCGGTCAGACCGTAGGATTTCATTACATGGGGGTAGGGGATGGGATTCGCGATGCATCATCTCCGGAAGGGGCGGGAGATGCCCTGATTAGCGAAAGATACCGCGCGCCATTAAACCGAGTGGTAATTGCAGATCAGTCGGCAAATGTTATTCGCACCGAAATGATCATACTTCCGCAAGTTGGCGGATTTTGGTTGCGTGAGGCTGCACTCTATGACGATGAAGGGGTGTGTCTGGCGGTAGCCAGTCTGCCGCCATCCTACAAACCGCAACTTGAGGAAGGCTCAGGGCGGTTACAGTCTGTTAATCTTTGGATTGCAGTCAGTAATACTGAAAGCGTGGAATTGAAAACTGATCCATCCGTTATTCTGGCAACCGTGGAAGAGGTCACTCGCGCAAAAGATGAGGCAAAGGATTACACGGATGAATTGATCGGGGACCTGGAAAAAAGCATCGATCTGGACATGGATGCTGCGAAGGATTACACGGATAAGGCTCTAAGTGAGCTGGATAAAAACACCCAAAAGGCCATCGCCGATGCTGTGAAAAAAGCGGTCAGTGACGCATGGGAGCAGGATAACCCCGTCGGTACCACCCGATTTTTCATTCAGAACCTCAACCCGAATGAGCGCTGGCCGTGGTCTCAATGGGTTTACACCGGTGAAAATAAAACAATTCGCGTCGGCAAAGCTGACGGTTCAAATGTCGGGCAGACCGGCGGCAGCGATAATATCACGCTACAGCGGACTAACCTGCCAGCTGTTAAGATTGATGTGAGCGGCGAAACCAGCGAGCTACCTGCACATGAGTTGACAACCAGGAGCGCCGGTAGGCACAAACATAAGGGGGGAATGGCGGCGCCGGGTGAAGCATGGGACGGGGATTATATTGTCGGCTCCGATAATGACAGCCACCGCACCCGTAATTACACCAGTGAAGATGGCGATCATACCCATGTTATTGACGCCCCGCCCCATAAACACAGCACCAGTGGCAAAACCGATAACCTCGGCGAGGGTAAATCGTTTAGCGTAATTGAAGCCCACACCCTGCTGATGTGCTGGTCGCGGGTGGCGTGAGTATCGAGTACCGTCAAAATCAACAGTGCTGCAGCATGGTCAGAAGTGGCGGTGCGGTACCACCATAGTCAGAAATGGCGATATCTGCCGGTAGTGAAAGCCCCTTACTGAAGGGGCTTTTTTGTGGATTAAAACAGGCTCTTGATAGAAGTTGAAACAGAGTTAACTGCTTTTGTCGCGCTGGACTTCAGATCATCCAGCACATCACTGACAGACGACGTCTGTAGCTTCTCGCGAAAATCACCATCGGCGCGCGAAAGACTGATCGTAAACTCAATTTTTTTCGGGTTGCCATAGCGGTCAAACTCCGTTTTTCCTCGCTCCAGCTGCGTCATAAGGTACATACCGTAAATCTGCCCGTCACCCTCAATCAGCGGCCAGGGACGACCGGCAAAGCCGATCGTCTCCAGCGCCGACAGCGACCACCGGCCGCCGGTGATTTCCGGGTAGAGCACGCCATCGAGCGTGATTGTATCGTCACCCGGCCCGATATACTGCCAGGCCGCCGACTGGTTAACCCGGTCATTTTTAACGTGCCGCCACGCCTGGGAGTGCCGCAGCTGCTGATACGGCACAGTGCGCAGCGTAAAAACAAACATCCCGTAAATCATCATCATAAAAAACCTCCTTACTCCCGATCGCGGAATGAACCACGGTTAGTTTTGCGGGTGCTGGCCATTAAATCGCGCACGGCGTTACGCACCATTTTTTCCAGCTCCTGATCCGAGCGTTTACCGACGTCGTTAAAGACCAACTGGAAGAACGGCGCAGCACCTGACGATGCGGCGACCGGCGCAGACGTTGCCCCCTGCGTCGCCGTCGGCACCGACAGAATGCCGCCGGCCGCAGCGGCGGACACACGCGGTACAGGCTGCGGAATAACACGCGCTTCCTGATAGGGACCACGCAGCGCCAGCGCACGCGGCAGGTTTTTAAAGACAATATCCCCGGGGCCGATTTTCTTCGTGTTATTCGCCGTCGCTTTTGTGTTATCAGCGATGTTGTTCAGGCGTCGCAGAGTGCCATTATCGCCAGTAATAACCGGCGGCTTGCCGCCGCCAGCACCGGACACGGTAGCCTGACCTAGTGGCAACTGATGACCAGCCAGCGCGGCTGCTGATGCCTCCAGCGCACTCTGTGCCTTATCTGCTTGCTGCCTGGCTCTTTCGATACCGTCGGGAATAAGATCCAGTTTTTCAAGCAACCAGCTGACGCCGTTCATTAACTGCTGGAGCGGCCATAACAGAACACTAAGCGCGGTACCCATTACCCGCCCAAAGGTTTCGCCAGCCGACGCGCACTTATCCAGCGTGTCTTTACTGGTCTGCATCGGGGTCAGCAGGTTTTTGAACCACTCCCAGACAGCCTTGATGCCATTACCCAGCGCGGAGAAAACAGGCACCAGTGCAGAAAAAGCAGCTCTGACAGGTGTTAACGCCTGCCACACACCAGTAAAGAAACCAGAGAAAAAGGCTTTGATGGGCTCCCAATAGCGCCAGATGAGCAGCCCCGCCGCAACAAACGCCGCACCAATTAGCCCGATCGGACTGAGCAGGAAGGACAGCACGCCGCCGAGCATTTTTAAGCCACTAAATCGCAACAAAAACATGCCGAAACTTTTACCAAAAGAAGCCAGCGCTGCACCCGGGGCCAGAAGCGCCCCCATTAGCGCGGATCGCATAGCAGGAAGAACAGTGCTAACTTTGCTGACCTTCAGCAAGATGCCACCCAGCCCGGTCTGCACCCCTGAGAGTACCGTACGCCAGCCCTTCATGGTTGCCATTACGGGGCCGGATACCGTGCCAAAAGTGCGTAACGCTGCGACGGCTCCGAGAACACCGCGACCACCGGTCAGCACTGTAAAGCCGAGTTGAAGTTTCGCCAGCGGCCCAATCAGAATGCCCGCTGCAAGAGAGACCGCGCCAAGAGCGGCAGTAAGCGCCAATGCTCCGCCCCCAACAAGCAGGAGCGTTTGCGCAAGTCGGGGATTAGCCTTAACCCAGACCGTTACGCGCGAAATGGTTTCATCAAGCCATTGCACCAGACTGCGTAGCGGGCCATTAACGGTATCGGAGATCTGGATCTGTAACCCCTCCCAGGCGCTGCTGAGGTTGGAAATATCACCCCCGAGGTTATCCGACATTTTTTTTGCCGTAGACGCGGATTCTCCCTGTGCCTTTTTTAGCTCAGCAATAAGCCTCTGAAGATCTCCACTTCCCACGGATTTGACCAGTGTCTGCAATCCGACCATTGCCTCTTCGCCAGCGATATCTTTGAAGAAGCTAATTTGATCGGTATCACCATATTTTTTTGTTGCCTTGTACAGGTCGCCGAGAATTTGCTCGACAGGCCGCAACTTACCGCGACTGTCCGCGACGCTCACTCCAAGCTCTTTAAGGGCCTTCGCTGCCGCTCCAGTTGGCGCCGACAATCGGGTAAGAGAGGCGCGCATAGCTGTACCCGCATCGCTGCCCCGCAACCCGTTATTAGCAAGAACGCCAGCCATTGCCGCCGCCTCTTCCAGACTGATACCCAGAGCGGAAGCAACCGGCCCGGCGTATTTCATGGTGTCGCCGAGGGCGCGCAGGTTTGTACTGGATCGGGTAAACGTCCCCGCCAGAACGTCGCCAACACGCCCCATGTCCGTTGCTTGCAGGCCAAACTGCTTGAGCACGCTGGCGCCAATGTCGGCAGTCTCACCAAGAGAGATATCCCCGCTCAGTGCGCCGCCGGCAATAGCTGTATCCAGAACACCAGGTAACGCTGCCTGAATGGCTTCAGGCGTAAAGCCGGCCATCGCAAGGAATGCCTGACCCTGTGCCGCATCACTGCTTGAAAATGCTGTTTCAGCACCCAATTTTTTGGCCTGCTCGCGCAGATCTGTAAATCGACCGTCCCCTTTATCCATGCGGGTCAGTGCCATTACTCGCGACATATCGGTATCGAAGCCGACAGCGGGTGACAGGAATCTACCGCTTGCGTATCCAGCCACTGCCGCACCGGCTACCGCCGCCGTACCGCCACCGCGCAGTTTGGCCCCGGCGTCTTTTGCTTTCTCATAGCTTGCCTGCGCGCGCGTTACCGCCGCCAGGCGCTGCCGCTCACGCTCAAGCGCCTGGCTGTATTGCTCGGTTCGCCGGATAGCAGACTGCACCGCGCCACTGCCGGAGGTGAGGTTAACGCCATGCTGGCGCACCGCCTGTCCGGCCGCACGTAGCTGGGTGGTCTGTTTGTTGTAGGTGTCCGTCAGGCGAGAGAGCTTGCCGCGCAGCGTTTCAAGACGTGCCGTCTGAGCCTCGGTGAGCTGGCCGCCTTCGCGTTGCTTCTGGTTGAGACCGTCAAAGGCGCGCTGGGTGTTCCGGAGTTTCTGGGCTGTGTCGTTAGCCTGCGAGCGCAACTTGTCGAAAGACGCCGCGCCTTTCTCCAGGTCTTTAATGGAAGATTGTGTTTTTTTGAGGGAGTCCGAAAGGCCGCCAATAGCTTTACTGGCGGCGCTGACCGGGCGGGTAAGCTTATCAATTGCACTGAACGCAACGCGAATACTAAGATCCATCGTCGTCATCCTCCTGTTCATGGTTGCCGCTTCTGATGGCCGCCTTCTCGCGCCAGGCCATCAGCTCGCGCAGCTCCATACCGTACATCTCGGAGGGCGGCCAGTGAAATACAACTGCGACGTCGGCGATCAGATCGTCGACGTCAGAAAATACCGCCTCTCTTATTCGCCCCCCGTCTCCGCCGCGTTCGGTACGGACGGCACCGGTTTCGTCAAAAAAGGCGTAATCTCTTCGCACAGCGCGGTGAAGTCACCGGTTGCCAGTGCGGAAATCTCGGCGCTGGTCAGCTGCGGACTGGTGGTGCGCGTCAGCAGGGTTGAGACCGCATCGAAATCGAAGTTCAGCACGTCAACAAGACGCAGGCCGCGTAGGGAGCCAGCTTGTTTGATGGTGTCGGTGATAGTAATGGTGATAATTTCCTGATCGCCGCGCTTGATTGGCTTACTAAGAATAACGGACATAGCATTTTCTCCGGGCGGCCAGCAGGCCGCCTTAAAGGTGAGCAAAAAGGGTTATCAGCTACCGAGACCCAGCGCCGACATAATGCGATCCGGGTAGAGATTTTCCCCGTTGCGCTTGTAGATAAAGTTCAGCAGGTCGATTTCCAGAAGAGGCTTATCATCCACCGACAGCTTGTAGTAGGTGTTTTTGATGGCGTAGGTGTGGTTGGTATCATCACCTTGCTTCGCATCACCCGGATCGATTTCGGTGATACGGCCACGCATCTCAACTTCCAGCAGTGAGCTGGCCCCACCACTGTAAAACTCGCCGACAAAGCGCAGGCGCATTTCGTCGATATCGCCGCCGTACTTCAGGATCAGCTCTTCGACCACACCGCCGACAACCATAGACGCGTCGAGCGCCCCGGAATCCAGGCCGAGATCGACAGCAACCGAGCCCAGCATCCCGCCACCCTGATAATCTTCAGTCTTGCGGGTGACCTTCGGCAGCGTCACGCTGGGAACTTTGCCGATATGGTTTGCGCCATCCACAAAGACGGTAAACAGCCGGAGTTTTTTAGGAATCGCCATTATTCACCCCCGAGCGATGCGAAAGCAGCTTCGTAATACTGATCGGTGAACGTCTGGATCATCGTCAGATCTTCCAGCGGTGGCACCGGGCTGTAGTTGTAGCGCACCACGGCTTTACCCTGGCGAATACCGGTCACCGGGTTATCGACGATATCAAACCAGCACGCTGCGCCAATCAGCTTGCCGGCGGTTACCAGCGCCTGAAGTTTGGCGTTAATGCCGCTTACAACGTCTTTCACGTTTGCAGGCGTCAGCGGGGTATCCACGGTGGTGAACTGCGCTTCAGCGATGCTGTCCGCCAGAATCTGTGCGGTTCGCGTGTACACCTCGAAAATAAATTCTTCGGTGTCGGTGGTGCGGTTGCCCCAGAAACGGAAGCCGTCGCGCTTAATCAGCGTGGTGATCTCGTTGGCGTTCAGCTCGTTGGCGTCGGAATCTTCCGCCTGTAACGCCCAGAACACGTCCTTCGCAATCCCCAGCACGTTTTTGACCGGCACATTTGACAGTGATTTATGCCAGCCCTGCTCGTTGTCGATAAGCGCCCGCAGACCCAACGCATACGCCACGGCAGGGAACTCTTCATTCACGCCAGTCAGTGGGTTGTAGGCGATGAAGTTCGGCCAGATCAGCATGCCTTCACGTTCTGCAAACGTCTCGCGGTAGGTTTTCGCCTCCGCAATGGTGTCGCAGCCGTGGCAGTAGCTGTAAGAGAACGCCCGCAGCTGCTTTGCAATAACCCGCAGCTGTGCGGTCACTTCGGCAGTGTCGTAATCCGGCACACCGAGAATGCGCGGGCGATAGCCCGTTTTCTGCTCCGCCGTCAGGAAGGCAAACATCCCAGTGTAGCTGCCGTCAGCCTGTGTGCCGCCGATAATCAGCTGCGACTGCGTCGGCTCATCTTCCCCGACCTTAGCCTCAGCAACGCGCACGACGATCACGCGGGTGCTGACCTGGTCAGAAATAGCTTTCAGCGATTTATACAGAGAACCGGTTTTACCTGCTTTGCCGAGTACGCTGATAACCCGCGTCACAAGCACCGGGGTGTTAAGTGGAAAGATGTCGGCGTCGGCGTCTTCGGCTACCGCGACCAGACCAATGACCGTTGAATCAATGTCATTGATCGCGGTCTGGAGGTCGGTATTTTCCTTGACGCGCGCCCCGTGAAAAAAGTTGTCGGTCATACTCTACCGCCATCATGTTGAGTGAGTTCGCGGTCATCTTCGCCGGGATGGCGGGCCGCTGTCGTGTCTTCAGGGTTGTGACCATTCCGTCACAACAAAAAGCCATCGCCACCCGCGCGCGCGCATGAAACCATCAGCGGCGGGGGAATACATATGGCGCTGACAACAGACACAATCGACAAGGCAAAAGCGCTACTGGATGAAGGGACCCAGCGCTTTCAGGACTATCAGTCCGAGCTGTCACGCGTGCCGGCCTTCAGCATCTTGATGGGCGGCAAAGCCCTGACGCAGCTTGATCCGCGCATCATTTCACTGGAGCTGACGGACAATCGCGGCTTTGAGGCCGACGAGCTGACCATTGCTATCGACGACAGCGACGGACTGATCGAGCTGCCGCCGCGCGGTGCCGAGCTGTCGGTGTCGCTGGGGTGGCAGGGTGAGCCGCTGGTTTACAAAGGGGTTTACACCGTTGACGAGGTCGCCCACTCAGGGCCGCCGGACCGGTTGGAAATCACCGCCCGCAGCGCGGATTTTCGGGACGAGTTTAACGTTAAGCGCGAGGTATCCTGGCACGACGTGACGGTCGAGCGGATTGTGTCGGCCATCGCCAGGCGTTACAAACTGACGCCGGTTATTTCCGAACAGCTGATGAATGCCGAGATCGATCATGCTGACCAGACCCAGGAAAGCGATATGTCATTTTTGACGAGGATGGCCGACCTTCTGGGGGCTATTGCCGCCGTCAAAAACGGTAGTCTCTTGTTTATCCTGCCGGGCGGTGGTGTCAGCGCGAACGGCAAAGCCCTGCCGCAGTTTGCGATCACTCGCTCCAGTGGCGACCGGCATTCGTTCCGCATCGCCGACCGTGACGCCTACACCGGCGTGCAGGCGTACTGGCTGGATCTGGAGTTTGGGAAAAAGAAAAAGGTCACCGTTAAGGCCAGGAAGAAAAAGACCGAGAAGAAGCCTCGTAGCAGCACGAGGGAAGGGGATTATATCGCCGGTGAGGACGGCAACGTATTTGTACTGCGGACAACCTACAGCAGCGAGATCGCCGCCCAGCGGGCCGCTGCGGCGAAGTGGCAGCAGCTCAAGCGCGGCGCCGCCGAATTTAATATGACGCTCGCCTATGGCCGCGCAGACCTTTACCCGGAAATGCACGGCACGGTATCGGGCTTTAAAACGGATATTAATAATCAGGACTGGATAATTGCGAAGGCTACGCACTCGATCGACGATGGCGGATTTAAAACGCAGCTGGAGCTTGAAGCGAAAATACCTGAATGGATTGCAGAAACGGAGTCATAGCAGCCATAATAACGGTGAGTTCAACTCCCGCCCGGGAGGCCATCATGTTCAAGTGTCCTATCTGCGGTGCCGTTGCTAAAACGCGCACCAGTCGTCCATTGAGCAATACCACCGTCCGGCATTATCACCAGTGCCAGAACTTTGAATGCAGCATTACCTTTACCACCCTGAACAGCGTTGAAAAGCTGGTCACAAAGCGCGGCCATCGCGAAAAATTGCCACCTGGATTTATCCCCTCCGACGCGTTTCCGTCATCCCACTATGGTGACGCGCAATTAAGTCTCTCCGTATAAAACAAACCCCGCATCTTGCGGGGGTATATTCTTGTCAATTCGGAGTAATCCGATAAAATCAAAATGTTTTGTAACAAATGGCAATGGCAAATAATTAAGGGGATGCTTTATGGCTTTGGTCAGTTGTCCGGAATGCAGGAAGGAAGTAAGTGATTCAGCTTTGAGATGCCCATCTTGTGGCAAGCAGCTAAAAAAACCTCGTCGATCAATTTTTGGGAAGTTAATAAAATGGGTATTCATCCTGTTTAATATCTTCATGATCTACGCTGTTTTTAAAGGATTAGGTGGCAGCGGTGAGGTGATCAGTCAAGCCTCATCGGACGCGGAAAGGGCTGGGGCTGCTTTGGGCGCGGGATTGGGGATGATGGCTATGGGGACTATTTGGGTTATCGGTGATGTAATAATCGGAACCCTCGTATTTCTTACAAGACCAAAGGGATAACACCATGAGGAAGAGTTGTTTATTTCTTGCGACCCTCTTCGGTGCGCTCATTTCTTTGGGTGGTCACGCGCAAGAAAAGCCGAAACCAAAGACAGAAGAAAGCCCCGCAATAAGTAAAGATGATTTGGCAAAGTGCCAGAGCGAGGAAAACGGTACAAAAAGGCTTGGTTGCTACGATCAGTTATTGCCTCCAAATGAGACCAAGGGCCCTGAGGAAAAAAACAATGCTGGGAAGTGGCAAGTATCAACGGTCGAATCAGATATTGATGACTCGACAAATGTTTTTACAATGCTGACAGCAGATCTACCTATCTCATCAAACTTTGGAAGAACTACCACCCCCGTGCTTTTTATTACATGTAGAGAGAAGAAGACTGAGTTATTCATTAACTGGGATGTCTATTTGGGGCTTGGTGAAACCTCTATGCTTCACAGGCTTGATAAGCAAAAGGCGGCCTCAAGAGTGTGGGATATATCAGGTAACACAAAGGCAGTTTTCTACAGGGGTAGGACAATTGATTTTATCAAGAGTCTTGAGAAGTCGGAGAAAATGTTGGTGCAGATAACCCCTTATAATGAAAATTCAGCTACCACAACCTTCGATCTCAAGGGACTTTCTGAGGCCATTAAGCCGCTACAGAAGTCATGCGGGTGGAAGTGA